CTTCCAAGTTGCTGAAGGCTGTTCCGATTTCCGTTGCCAAAGTAGCCTCTAGATCGGTACTTGCATCATTTAGCAATTCTTCTGAGATACGAACCAGCGCAGTTGCTTTGAACGCACTTAAGGTTGCAGAAGAGAAGGTTGGTAGTGTATCGCTGTAAGAACCGGATGGATTTTCCTTCGTGAATACAGCCGTGATACCAGAGCCAACGATTGGCAATGTGGTGGTACTGGTTGTGTTCAAGACGTTGATACCAGCTTGACGCATTACGCTGAGTTCAGCGATGGTCTTTTGGATCGTATTGAATAGGATTACCGGGACCGTAACGCCACCTTCAGCTGATGTGAAAGAATTCACATTGGTGATAGCGCGGAGTTCATCGGTGCGACCTGAGCGAGCGTAACTCAAAAATGCAGAACGATACTCGTCTTCATTTTCAGATTTACCACTGCTGATTGCACGCTTATCTAAAGCTTTGTCCATGTTACCAGCAATAGCTTGGAAACGGACTTCGGATTCGATGGCGTTGGTGAGGGTTTTGTATTTTGCTTCTAGAGCATCATACTTGGCTAGATCGCCTTCGGAGCGATTTTCAGAGGACATGATTGACTTCATCTCCTCGTATACTGAGTTTCTATCGGTTAGTAATTTCATATATTTTATATATTATTGTTTGTTTGTACGAAAAGCATGAGGATATGCCCCCTGCAAATTGTGTAAATTATTTGTGTGTAAGAGTTAAAAATTTGAATTTCAGATCATACTCATCTCTTTTTTGTTCAACAACCGGTTCAACCTTTTGTTCAACAATCGGTTCTTCTCTTTTTTCTTCTACTACTGGAATAACTTCCTCCACGAAATCTTCGTTGCGAATGGCAGTAATGCCCGCTTCGTTATAGGCTGGACTTGCTACTATGCTTACTTCACGTAGGTTCAACGAACTAATTTCGCGAATCATCTCTGATCCTTTTTTTGTATTCTTACTTACTGCATTATTAAATCCAAAACTCATGCCAGTTAAATCTCCACGTGCAGCAGAGATAAGTGTGTCATCACCATAAGATGTTTCTGGAATATCAATCTTGACATATAGTCCGTCTTCACGATCTTCCATCTTTAGTGTACCTGCTGATTTTCTACCTAATAGATAAGCAGGGTTATGTTCTTTAAAAGCTAATACATCATTTCTCTCCATACTCTCTTTAAGTGCACCCGGTTTTATAATCTCGCGAAACTCTGCACCATTGCTAGTACGTAGAGTGTTGCTCATCGAGTTGTAAACAACAGCGCGAGCCTCGATTGTACGAGCTTGCTTATCGACTTTTACTTCCTCCATACCATACCCACGATACTCTAGATTAGACTTCATATGTATATAAATACTATTATGACGAAGAAATTGATCCACTATTTTCATTTTGTCCATCAATTGCGGGATCAAATGAATATCTTGACTCATCCGCAAACAGTGGATGATTCTCATTTAGTAGATCATTGTCCGTTGTATACTTCGGATTTTGTGGTTTGCCATTCTTACTTAAATATAAAAACGCATTAACTCTGGCCATGCTCCATGCTGCACGACTTATACCTTTCCGAAAACTGCTAGAGTATGCTCCACTGCCTCTGCGATATACAGCCTTTAGTTTGCCCAAACTAACTTTAGCATAACTAGGACCGTCTTTTACGTCAGCGTTGTGTTCTGTTACTTTGTTACTTAAAGCTGTTTCGGTTGATTCATCAAAGTCTATATCACCAGACTTACCACTGGCACTACCCTCTTTATTTTTATCACTACCAACGATTTGTTCTTTTTTTGGTGCAGGTGTTGCCTCTACTCTATCAGCATATTCGTCTGATCTTGCAGCAGGTGCTGGAATTGTTTCGTTGCTGTTAATCACAGCAAAGTTAAGTGGACGAATATATGAGTTGCCGCCTTTATCCTCTGGGATGACTATACCCGTGCCCTCTTGCTCGTGCACATCGTTTGGTGTAAGAATGCCATGTTCGATGCCGAACCTATAAAACTCAATACGAGTTTTGATATCGCCGCGCAGCAAACCATTAACGTTGAAATTAATATAATACTCGTCGTCATTATCTAGCAGTTGCTTTTGTAGTTGCTGCTCTAAATTTGTAACGATGGGAGTAATAGTATAAGAGACCCACTCGATGCTCGACTGCTCTACGCTGGCAAAAGTTGGACTTGTGCTGAGACCAAGCATATGAAGTGGTACTCTAAAAATATCACTAGCAATGCGCTGTGCACTGAACTTCTTTTGTTCTATATACTGAATCTGATCGGCACTCAATCCAATTGGACTGCCTTCAACTTTAATTGTATTGGGGATGAATGCACTCTTACCTGAGCTTGTACCACTGAAGCCTTGTTTCCATCCACCTTTGAGTTTCTCCAAAGCATCTTCACCCATGTTTTGTGGATAATATACAATACCACTTGGCTTTGCTGCATTCTTAGTTATTGCAGTACCAGCTGTTTCTAACTCTCCATAACCATCATACAAAGTGCGGAATGTATCAATTGGACTTAGTCCATATATACCGTTTCTGCTATAGCCTTTAAAATGAATGATCTCTTCGTTTTTGTATTCTCTGTAATAGGACTTATCATTAGCCTCACGATAGTTCATCTTGTAATACGGCAGTCCTTGCTCGTCAACAAACACTTCAATTGTATAAGCATTAATCGGAATTAACTCAATAACTTGCCCAGCATTGTTGCGCACTTTTTGAATATACGCATTTCCAAACATACATAGTTGTACAATTATCCAATGATAAAACCCATATATACTCTGAAAATTATTTGGGTTCTTTGTGATGAGATGATGTAGTGGATGATCCTTTGCTTCTATATATCCACCTTCGATCTTTTTGTTAAACTGTATAGGCAACGATGCGACTGTGCAAGCCAGCAAATTCGTACAGCCATATATTACACTAAGCTTGTCGTAGTTTCTTCCTTGACCAAACGCACTATCCCATTCGATTACTATTGGTCCTGGGATAGTATCAGATCTTTTTTCTACCGGTTCTTCTGCGGGTAGGTCTTGTACTTTTGGTTTAAAAAAATCAAATATGCTTGCCATTTAGATAATAAATAGTGTGTAAACAAAGAAAAATGACGATTAAAGCCAACTTACTACGGTTTCACCAACCTCATGGTTTACTTTGGTACATTCTTCTAGTGCCATAAGACTCGCTATAACACAGTCTATACGCTCACGAGACTTAGCTTTATCGCACTTCGCATTGCCCGCTGGGTCTACTTTTAATATTACGTTTGATAAACACCAACGTAACACTGGATGATTGTCATGTACTAGTGTCTCGTTGAGTATTAAACGTTCCATCGCACGCACTGGACTAGTCATGGACGAGAACCCCTGTCCAAAAGCGATAACATTAAATCCATGCTCCATCAGTTTCGTAGTGATAGCACTACTGTTCCATCTGTCCACAGCGATGCCACATATATTATATTGAGTACCAAGGTTCACTATCTTGTTAATTATAAAATCGTAATCAACTGCATTGCCATCTGTAGATGTTAAGTATCCCTCATTCACCCATTGATCGTATGGCACTTTGTCACGACGACTACGTAGTTTTATATTCTCGCTCGGACAAAATGGAAAAGTAAACAAGTAATACTTCTCATTTTTATAAAAGCATAAGCTTAACGCAGTTAAGTCCTGTGTGCTTGATAAGTCGAGTCCAGCGTAGCAGCTACAATTTTTAAAATCTTCGATCTTAACACTGCTGTCTCCGCAGTTAACCCACTGTGTATCGCCGATCCAACTCTTCGAACTATCTAGCCACGCATTCAAATACAAAGTTTTAAAAGCATTCTCAAAACGTGTAAATTCTTTTGCTCTATTATATTCGGTACGAAAAAAATCTAAGCTGATTGTACTACCAAGACTCGGATTACATTTCATCCAAGTTTCTTCTTTCGTCCAATCATCAGTGTCCTTCATGCCATATATTTTAGCATAAAATGTATCGTCATCTATGATACCATGATTGACACGCTCGCCGTGTTCAACTAGTTGATATAAGAAACTAGCTTTACTAAATCCAGCCGTAGAAATAGATAACATCATTGGTTGCTTGCGAGCACCCATCGATGTCGACATTGCGTTGAATAAATTGTCGTCGGGTGCACCAAGCAATTCATCGATCACACAGAAGCTTGCGTTATACCCCAATGCACTTGTAGCATCGCGACTCAAGACTTTGAACAAACTCTTTGTGCGTGGGTTATATAGCGCTGATTTATAAACTTTAATTCTCTTACTAAGTTCTTTACTACTACCAACCATTTCAGCTGTAATATTAAAAATGATACGTGCTTGCTCACGATTATTAGCACAAGCAAACAGTTCACCGTTGCTTTCGCCAAACAATAATTCGTATATACACAAACCAGCAATCAGAGTTGTCTTACCATTCTTACGAGGAACTAGTATCAATCCATTCCTGTATCTACGTAAGTTATCTTCCTTTTTAAAAGTACCAAACAAACTATATACAATTTCTTCTTGCCATGGCAATAATACAAATGGCTTACCAGCGTGAGTCCCTTTACTATGCTTTAGATACGTTTTGAAAAACTTGATGATCCTATTTGGTTCTGTATCATCATTGTAGTATTTTGACTCATCCATAAACTGGCACAGACTCTTGCAGTAATCTGTTGTATATACTGCAATCATAAAGGGTATGAAACTTAATACTATATTTGTTGTCTATGATATCAATACTCCAGATTAAATTTCTGGTATCAATAGTATGAATTTCTTCTATCGTCTTGAGTGTGGTAGGAACCAACAATGTGAATGGTTCAGTATATTCTACGCCGTATTTTAAGTTGTAAATCATGTTTCGTCGTTTAGTAATTCGTCGATAGAAGAGTTATCTTCCTCAACTTTGGTTAATCTTAGTTCTGCTCTTGCACTTGGCGTGATGCCTAGCTCACGTGATAGTTGTATAACTGATGTGGTGAGATCGTTAAGCATTCTTTCTTCACGCAAGTCTTTGTTTGGTTTTTCAGACA